ATGGATTTTGTATTTAAGACTTTGGTTGCGTCTTTAATCTCATCAGCCTGTAGTTGGAGTTGTTTAGCTAATTCATCTAGGGCAACAGATTGTGCGTCGTTAAGATTTTTCTTATTATCGACATCTAACTCACGTTGCTTGATTTGTTTATCATTTTCATCCAACAGATACTTTCTAGTGTCAAGTTCTACTGTTACGCTTAATTCCTTTTCAGCTAATGCTGTTAGTTCAGTTTCAACTTTAGTCTTATGTTCATGCTTGGTACGCTCCAGTTCTAAGTTGATACGATCACATTCAGCACGTGTATTTTCTAACTTCTCCTCTGATTCTACAATCTGACGGTTATATTCTAGTACTTTATCTTTTAGATTAGCATTGTCACGTTTAAGTTGGGGGTTCTCTTTAACATATAAAGAATACTCAGCTTTTAGCCCATCAAGTTGCTTATCAACCTGTTGCCAGATGTCCATGTTATTCCTCAATTACTACGTCAGCTTTACTGCCAACATTTGCATAGTCTCGTTTAGGTTCAGTTTTAGAAGCTTTTGTTGGAAATACAGGCTTTTCAATTTCTACAACTGGTTTATTTTCTTCTTCAGTAACATCTGTGGTAGTAGCTAGGTTAATAGAGCCTGTTCGTTGCTCGATAGTAGCTTGTGGAGCTTCTTTAACTCGTAGGATAATTTTATTCTCGTACTTCTCACGAACACCCTTTTCCCACATTGAGAATACATCTTTAGGGTCGTTTTGAATCATCTCATCAACAATAGCTTTTACGCCAAGGGTAGCTACAGCTCCGCCGGGTAGTTCACTAGTTTTCATCGAAGGCATTGTATAGGTGTAAGGGTTGTTTCGTTCGTCTGCTACGTTAAATGTAACATCATGGTCAAAGGGGTTTTGAATCCATACTGTTGTTTGAGGATGGAAAATCCTATATTTAGGTTGAAAACCATCAGTTGCGTTTGACATTTTTTAGACTCCTTATTTAGTTATGCTAAGTATATCATATACAACATAAACCAAGAATAGCCCCACAAAAGTGAGGCATACTCTTCAAGGTATACTTATCTAGTAGAATCGGTCGTATTCACCGTAATATCGCAAGCACCAGAGGCAACGATTCGAACACCGGTTACAAAGTCGTAATATACGAACTGAGTACCTACAGTCGGGTTTGTGACAGTAGCCACGTTGGCTGTAGAGCCAGTAGTCGCATCACAAACCTTTATCGTTCCTGCTAGTGTAGCGTTAACAGTTATCAAACACTTCTTGCATGGTCCAGAAATCTGCGTCTCTGTGTTGTCAGTTATGTATTTTTTAGCCATAACTAATGCCTACATCAACGTCGTTAAGTAAGTTACCCATGTATTGGCAGATACATTCGTACTAGTTACTAGTATATGCTTGCCAGTCGTGACTGCGGCCGTACCGCCTACTAAAGTGTGAGTAGCTGCAGCAGTGATAGTAGCCGTTTGGTCGCCATCATTGTAGTAAAGCCATTTAATAGTAGAGCCGACAGCAACACCTGATACACCGGCCGACATAACCGTTCCTGTAGGAACAGTAACCGTGCCACCACCTACTGCAGACGTGTGCACAACGATACCACCTAGTATCTGAGCGATAGTAGGAGTAGCGTTTTGTGCATCAATATCTGTTATGGTTTGCTGAAGTACAGGGTTAGTTATTTTTACAAGTCCAGTAGCCGTCAAGGTAGTACTTGTAGAACCACCAGTGTTAATAGCACCACCAGAAGTCACTGTACTTGTCGTAACAATAGGCTTGTCTGTAACGATACCGTCTTGCTTAATAAGGGTCGAGTAATCTTCAATTTTTCGAGTCATAACAATTCCCCTTATTTATCTAGCGTTAATATAATTTGGCGGTATTCAGCATCAACTGTTGCTTCAGGAGCAAATCCAATTGAGTTTGAAGTAGTAGCGTCAACACGTGTCTCGACAGCACCAGCAACTGCATCAGATGCAATAACCTCAATGCCTTTAGCTGTAACACCATCTGCAAGAACTGCACAAGCACCAGCAGTCTGAAACCATCCGTAGAAAGCAGCTGTAATAGCTACGTTGTTTACTCCGATTGGACGATGTGCTAATGCACCTGGGTTTACAATGACATTCTTATAGCCGTTTGCAATTAAACTGACTTGAGTAGTCGTTGCTGTGATTGCTGCTTTTAGAGAGTCAACTAGGTTTACAGTTATTATACCAGCAGAATCGACAGCAGCATGGCCACCGATTAAGTAATTGATACCTTCACCTGTTGCATCGTTAACTACTAGGTAGCCTTCTGCATACTGATCAGCAGTAGCAGCGGTTGCACCTAGAGTTGCTTTTACTCTTGTGTCACCTGCAACACCTGAAGTTTGCACGTTTACGTCAACGTGGTTTGCTACATGAGCGGCAGCAACCGATAGTTTACCTGGAGCAAGCGTTACAGCACCAGCTAGACCGTATCGGTAGATACGACCATCACGAGTTTCTGCTCGTTCGCCAAGATAACCTTGTTTTGTTGAACTAATGTCTCGGAAGTCTTGTTCAAAAATTGTCTTTTGTGTGGTTAAACCCATATTTATTCTCCTTTCAAAGAGTTAGGTATTAAACTGTTGTGATTCCAGTGTATTTACCGTGGCGACGAGTTTGGCCGCTAATCATATTACCTAGCATAATAAATTGACCAATTTCAGCATACTGATTGGTTGGAGTCTTAAATCCACTCCATTGCATTGGGTAGTTAGCTTGGAACTCATTTGCTACGCTATCGATATTGACACCTGGAACTTTGTAGTTCTTTAGACCAACACCTGCAAGATTGTACCAGTGAATGTAATCTTCGTTTAAGAAGAACATTGTTCCGGTATCACACTTCTCATCAGCAACGATAGGAATACCTCTCCAGTAGAGAGCTTCGTAACCGTAATGGCCTTTAAGTGAATCTTGTTCTGACATCTTAGCACCTGGTTTACTGTAAGCAGTAATTTGAACACGTGATAGAGCATCGTAGTTGCTTGCGATTGTTGGAGTGAATAAACTCTCTAACAAGTCAAAGCCTGTTTCTGTAGTAACGATAATACTTGGTCGTTGTCGTTTAGAACCGGCTGCACTTGCACCACGCATGACTGATGCCATGTTAGCAAATGTTAATGCGCCACCTGCTGCTGCAACTATAGTTGAGTTCAACTGAGGATAAGTAGTACGTGTAAGACCAGCATATGTACTAGTACTTGTACCATCATCAACGATTGCACCTAAACCTAAGAAGTCATCACCTGTACCTAAACCATAAATCTGATCACCGATTGAATCGACAGCAGCATTTGATGCTTCTTGTAGAGTGATGTACATAAGGTCAAGAACCTCACCATCAGTCTTATTCAAGCTTGCTTCGCCACCTGCGATAGATACGTTTTGGTAGAACTGGGCATGACTAAATGTTTGGCGAACTCGTGTGTCTTGCAATGATGTATCAAATGCACCGACTCCACTAAATGAACCACCACTAGTTGGTTTTGCGAACTGTAGAGGAATCATCATTTGACGACCACCCCATACTTTATTTTCACGCATGAATAAACGTGCTGTGAACACATTAGAGTTCAAGATACCATCAATAGATGCTGGTACATATTTCTCTTCTGTGATTGATATTACTCTGTTTGATAACGCCATAATGGATTATCCTTTCTTGTTAAAAATATAGAAAACCTGAACAGTTACTAGCCGTTCAGGCGATTAAATCTATAATAACACTAGATTATATTTTATACAAGGTTGGAGTAATAGTTATGTACTTGGTCCAAAGTGGTACCTGCTGGGAGTGGGTTAGCTTGTGTAGCCTTGCCTGCTGTACCAGTTCCCCCCATAACAGCTGAGCCTTTGTCTTTGGTTATTTTATCAGCTTTGGCTTTAACCTCAGCCTGTTCAGCCTGTAGACGTTCGTATCTCATACCTTTGTGGGCTTCAGCAAAACTATCAACAATAATACCTTCAGATATACGCTTAGCAATGTACTCGTAGGTTTCGCCTACTTCTGTTTCTCTGGCCTTGGCATCTTCTGGTAGTAATCCACCTTTTGTAAGAATATCAATATCCCTATCCCATGACTGTGTTACTTCGTCAATTTCTTTTTGATTCTCTGCAGACTGTTTAGATATAGCAATCTCTTTAGCATATGATTCATCTGCAATCTCTTTTTTAGCTAGTTTATTTGTAGCTACTGCAAATGCCTTATATGATTCGGGTTCGAAATCATCGGGCATTTCATCTACGTTGTTAAAGTAATGTATATTGCCGTCACTATCTTTAATCGAAACCTTACCATCACCATTCTCAGTCGTGTCAGTATTGATTACCTTTTCAATGATTGGTTCAGGTTTAATAATTGGTTCAGGTTTATTATTTTCCTCAGCAATACGTTCAGCTTCGACTTTGTCAGCTTCGACTTTGTCAGCTTCAACTTTGTCAGCTTCGACCTTAGCCTCGTCTTCTTTTGCTAATTCCTCATCTGATTTAATATCACCAATAACCTCCCCATCATCTCCTTTTGATTCGTTATCCAATTCAAACTGAGTGTGGGCATGCACATTATCTAAATTGGGGTGAGTCACAATCTCGTCTGGTTTATTGTTAATGTCGGTTGCCGTCATTGAGCGTTCTCCTTATTAATTACTATTATTATATCATTTATTGTGGTGTGGTTGTAGGTTTAGGCGGTTGCCCTGTAGTTGGGTCAGTTGGGTTTATAGTATTACCCATCTCGGCAGTCTGTACAGCCTTTTGGTTTTGTACGTCAATTTCTTTTTGAGTTGGCATCTGGGTTTCCAATTGGGCTAGTTGTTCAGCAACAATAGCTTGAACACCTTGTAGGTAAGCCATGTATAACTGTTCAACCTCTGGTTTACGCTTGAGAGCCTCTTTGTAGCCAATACCTAACATGTAATTAGTGAAAAATGTTAAATACTCTGGTGTAATCTCATTACGTATCTTTGGTAATTCACCATTATTAAGTATCATTATATCGGCCATAGCATGACGATTAACCTCATCTGTTTTAGCTAAACCAGCAAATGCCATTGGGTCGGATTGGAATGTCATCAATCGTTCAAGCATCTTTTTAGGGCTTGGTAATTGCATACCTGAACCAACTTCATATAGTGTTAGTGGGTCAATCATCCCTAATTGGGCTAGCCCGGTTGCAAACTCTTGTTGTTGGCCTTTGTTCATAGGCATGTTAGATCCTTCTTCAACAGTAATATCAATACCATCTTCGATAAGGTCATTCTTCATCATAATAAAATCAAACTGTCCATCTTCACCAGTGGCTTTAAACCAGTGTTCATCTGTATAGTAGACCTTCATTAGTTGGGCTAGGTACTTGTAGTACTTAACTGCTGAACGTAGAACTGAACGGCTAATCTCATCAATACGAGTATAGTCTTGGTTAACTTGTAGTTTGTCCTGTCCAAGCGTCTTATTCCCAGAGTCTTTACCTCTTGAGATGTCATGCGTACCAAATATATCATCAATTTGTTGTCGGGCATCAATCTTATCTTCAAAGACATAGTTTGGCAACATAGCAGGTGGTACTCGCATCATAGCATCGCTAACATTCCCCTTAACACCAACTGATTCGTCTGGGCTACCTGTTAGTCTTGCAATATCCTCTTTGGTAATCATATTAGTGTTGAATATTTTACCTGAGCCGGCTTGGTCAGCACTATCCATAATCTGAAAGCCACGCTTATCAACAATCTTTTGCATTGTGGAAGCCTGTTCAATAGTTGATGTAATGTCTATGTAACTTGAGCCATCGTTTAAATAATTGAATGAAATGAACGGAGGTTCTGGGTTATCAAGTATATTAGATGTTATACCGTCCTTCTCTTCATAATTCCAGTTTGGGTTATCCATCTTGCCTAGAACTTTTTGGAAGTTATTATCAACCCACATTAACCCTGCTTTGTATACACCCTCATCAAAGTACTTGAACCATACCTCATAGATAGTTTGCTTTTTAGATAGTTGTGTCTTATAGGCAACAAGCTCACCCTTGCCGTTGCGCCTGCTAGTTCCTGCTAGTTCATATATCTTTTGTGTAGCTTCTGGGAATAACGCCGCTAACTCTTCAAATGATTTGTCTTTAATCACTTGAGCTATAAACCTTGGTGTTTCATTCCATTTGGCATCTTTATCAACAATAATATCTTCAGGTAATACAATCTCTGTAACTATCTCACCATGCTTACCGATTGATTTATCAAAACGTAGTTTAATAAATGCGGCACGCTTAATCATTAGGTTACGTGTACAGATTCGGAATATGTCTTGTATTTGGTATTTAGTTGAATATGCAAACATAGCCCTAGATACATCTTCAGCTAATTGGTTAGAAGTTACAGTGTCTTGTCCGGGAGCAACTGATGGCATTGAAATACGAGCATTTACAACTGAACATATAGTTTCAACAGATATGAAGATTCGTGGTTCTTGGTACATATTCTCTTCTTGGTAATCATAAACTGACTTGTCTTTGTTGTGATTAGGGAGCCACATGTCCATATTGTCTTTACGTATTTTAATCAGTCCAAAGGTGTTATCCCAGTAATCTTTAGACGTATTAATAGGTTCTTTAACTAGAGTTAATAATTGCTCATCGGTTAGTTTAAGGTCAAATATTCCTGTGCTTTCGTTGGTTGAGTCTGGTTTCAAGATATGCTCCTTCTAGTTATAAGCCGAAGGGCGATTAAATACAGTATAGCACACTCCAACTTAGCTTGCACCCCTATTAAGACTTGCCATTTATTAGTAATCTGTACTGCTGTTTGCAAAGCTTACATTGGATATTAACGGCTAAACCGAAGTCTACTACTGGCATGGGAATAGTAATCATCGTGTCAATTGTACCTGCTATATCATAGATAGTCCGCTTACAATGGATACATGATATTTTATCCATATGTGACTGATTGCTGTCAATAACATAGATACTGATAGCAGGTGAATCTCTACGGTCCCTATATGGTTTGGTTTCGTACCTTGACTCGTACATTACTTTATTTTCCTCCTTTGTTGATTACGTATTGATCTATCTACTATAGCGTCTATATTTAGCGCCTGGCGGACTGGTACTGTACCATCTGGTCTAACCTCATATGAGTTTACCTTGTGAACGATTGGTGAGCTATTAACTCCACCAACTTCACTACTGGTTAAGACTTGTGACAGTCCAGCTTTATAAAAAGCAAGTGCATGCGCCCAGTGATCAGGTTTATTCTCTTTACACATCCATCTAGCTCTTTGTATACCACGCTTATCCACCTCAACTATACGATATATATTACCCACATGATAGACTAATCCCTTACTATCTATCCCCTGTAAATCTTTAAAAGGCTGGTAGAATATAATCTTTTGCGATGCTATCTCACCTGCTAATTGGTCGAATAGCTTAGTCCTATCGGAATCTATCCTACCAAAGTTGCTACCCTCATTACGGACTGATGTTTCCATGCTCTTGGAATCGTGAGTATAGTAATGTACGAATACCCTGCCCGGATAGCGTCTGGCCAACTGCTCAGGTATAGTGAAGTCTGGTAGTGCATCAATTACGCAGGTTGCATTGAACATATTAATGAGTGACTCCACATCAGCCCATGAATCAGTCTTGCCGTAGTTGAATATTCCCTGTCTATTGCCTATAACGTAGTGTTTAGTTTTACCGGAATCACAACCTATGATTACATCCGTCTTATCAGCTAGAGAGGGCCTACAGGCCTTTAGAATAGCTTCGGAATTAAGCATAAACTCACTGGCTTGGTACGGCTTCCCTAGTACGAAGTTATGGAATACATCAATGCTCATATCTTTTTGTTGCTGCAGAATCTTCTTAGCGCTCACCCATGGCATCATCATTTGGCTTAACCAATAGCCTCGACGCTCTCTATCTGGATATAAAGCCCACCAGTAACCATTCTTACGGTCTTTGTTAGTTATTTCAGCGTGGCATGAGCCACAAGTGTATATCTGTTTGATTGGGTCAACGTAATGGCAATGTAAAGAATCATCCCTTTCAAAGTCCATGTACATCTCATGGCCACACTCATGACAGGCCACAAACCAGTGCATCTGGTCTGACTCCTGCCAAAGTTCATGTACACCAAATCCGGGGATTGTTGGGTTAGAGAATCGCCAGAACCACCCGTAGTCACTAGCCTGTAAGCGTGATTGATAGATTGTAAGCACGCCCTGGTCTGATATGTCATGCTCATCACTTACTACTAGGTCGGCAGTTGTAGAGATAGCCTCGCCCCTATGGAATGAACCTCTAAAGTATATAAACCTATCACCCACTTGTTTCAGATTGACTGAGTCTGTATTCTTCAATAAACTTTTCATAATTGGGTTACGATCAAGCATAGGGTTGACCTTTGGAATAACAAAGTCATGGGTTGCGTTTCTGGTTGGCAGCACATATATAACATTGAGCCTGATGAAGTTGGCAGCATGAACTGATTTAATTATGGCTAGTACACTCCAGCCTACTTGTGCTGACTTCATAATCACTTGGTCTGGTGACATATCTGCATAGGGTTGTATCATGAACCGATGATTATCAAACTCAAAGCGTTTTTGATTCTCATTAACGAACTCATTATCTAATACCCATGCCACTGGATTAATCATGTGAGACAAGGCTCTAGCTTGTTCTGGGTCTTTTATATCATCTATGAGTTTAGACACAACACCTACCACCACTGTTAGCATAGATTGATATAAAGCCGTATATTTTGGTACTCAATTTATTCAAATATATCACCATACGGTTATTCTTCCTTAGTTTTAGCCATTAACATAGCAACCATATCACTCACAAGCTCTTTAGCTTCTGGCGCATTAGGGTTGACGTTATTCTGTTGGACGTAGGTGTTATAGATGTTGCCAGTAGTATCGTCTTTAATTAACCCCTTGATGCGTAGACTAGTCTCTAGAAACTTATGGCGTACAGAGTAATCAGGGTATTCAATAGCATTTTTACCCCATAACTTTTTAGCGGCTAATCCTTCATCAATAACTTTTGTAAGTTTGTCATCTGTAACACCTGCATCAAGTAATGCCTTTTGGAATCCTGTTGCACCAGTGACACGACCAGGTTGTAATGCTATCTTTCCGTACCCTGCTTGAGTTAAAATAGCACTCGTTGGCTTTGGCTTTTTATCCTTAACATTTTCTAACAGCATGTCAACCGCCTTTTTTTGTTTGATTGTAGGTTGCTTGGATGACATTATATTTTAATATCCTCTCTGTTATTTTGCCTTTATTACAGCATCCGTCAGTGTTGGTGGGTTTTTACTTAATTCTATAACCTTTAATTCTTTCCAGTCATCTGATATTTCAAACTGTGTATTTTCGGTTACTTTATATCCCATCCGATATGCCATGTCTGATAGTAATGATGCAAATATAACTTGTTGATGACGTTGGACGAATGTTAATAACCCTTGTTGGGCTTGGCTAATTGAATATGTTTTTTCGTTTTTACTCATTTTCTTTTAACTCCTTAGGTGTAAACATTGATTGTGATTCTTCTGGGTAAGCATGTATAAACTCTCTGTTTGGTTTACCATTAAAATCTCTGGGTTGAATTGTGTCTCTTTGGTGGTCTTCACGTTCTCTAGATCTATGATACGATGCGTAGCCTGTGTTAGATAATCGCTTTGTACCTCTAAGGCATTGACTACAGTATGCCCCAAATGTACCTTGAAGTATAGCGTTTTTTGTAGGGGTCTCAAGTCCACAATTATCGCACGTCATATTTTATCTTCTCCTCCCTCTCTTTCATTCTGTCTAACAATACCTGGTTAGGTGACATCTTTAAGATAGGACCACTATTACTTTCTAAATTAATAGGTTGGTTTCTGGTAACTTTAGATACGGTTGGCTGAACTACTCCAGCTTGATGTGAATCGAACTTATCGGCTAGCATCTCATAAGTCTTTTTAATATAACTGTAAACATTCATAGCGTAGAATCCTATTAATAAACCTATAAGTAGTTCTATCATTGCTTTGCTTTCGTTATAGCAACTTGGTCTAGTTGCCACTGTCTATCATATGTAATTGTAAGCGGTATTGTTACCGTAACACCAGCGAATGCACATGCGTTCTCAACGGCTGACTTGATGACGGTAACTGGGTCAATAACATCTGTAAGTCTAATTGGTTCTTTAGTCATGTTCATAACATTGAACCCATATCCATCTTCACTATTTAAAACTTGTGATAATCTGTAACCTCCGTCTTCGCCAGCATTTACCATTAGTTGCTTGAATGGCTCAACTAATGATTCAAATACAACCTTAAATCCCTCTAACTCGCCGGCTGTTAGTTCTGGCGGTTGACATGTAGATAATCTAGCTAATGTAGTAGCGCCACCCGGTACAATACCTTCATCTTTGGCTGCACGTGTAGCGTGAATAGCGTCTTCAACTCTGAACTTCATCTCTTTAACCTCAGTCTCGGTTGCTCCACCCACCTTAATGATTCCAATTTTACCTTGTAATTTAGCTAGTCTCATTTCCATGCGTTCTTTTTGGAATGCTGAATATTTATCTGAATCTAGTTGTTCTTTTATTGAAGCGATGCGAACTTCAATATCTTCTTTGGCGCCATTGCCTTCAAATATTGTAGTGGTGGTTTTACTTACTATAATTTTACTAGCGTTGCCTAGGTAATCAGTAGTAACTTTGTTTGCCGGTAGACTTGATGATACTACTTTACCGCCTGTTAACGCGGCTACATCTTCAAGGAATGGTAATTCTTGGTCTCCGTATACCGGAGCAGACACAACACATATCTTAACTTTGCCACCTAAGTTTGTTAAAGCACAAGTCTCTAGGGCTTGGCCGCTAACACTGCCAACTATTAATAATGTTTTATGCTCGGTTTCTTTGTAGATAACTTCTATGATAGGCACAATATCCTGGTTTTGTTTGATGTGCTTTTCAATCACTAGAATTGATACATTCTCATGAACAGCCTCTTCAGTTGTCCTGTCGGTCACGAAGTGAGGCATTGTCCAGCCTTTTTCAAAATATAAACCGTCTACAACGTCCTGCACCACACCTAAACCTTGATATTCCTCAACTGTTATACCTACACCGCCAACTTTAACAACAGTATCAGCAACTAATTTACCTATTTCGGGGTCACTAGCACTGATTGTAGCGACTTTAGACAAGTCTTTCTCGGCACAAGGTACTGCTAAACCATCTAATTTAGATTTAATTGATAATGATGCTTTGTCAATGCCCCTTCGGAGTGCCATTGGATTGAACCCAGCGGCAACTCGTTGATTGGCCTTATTAAGAATGTGATAGCCAAGTATACATGTTACAGATGTACCATCCCCTGACAATTCGTTTGTTTTTTCACTAGCCTCAACTAATTTTCCTGCGCCAATATCTTCAACTTCATCTTCTAAGAATATTTCCCTTGCTACACTTACTCCATCGTGTGTGACTACAGCGCTACCATAGGACTTTTGAACAGCTACGTTACCGCTAATTGGCCCGTAGGTTGCGGATACAGCCTCGTACACAACTCTAGCGCCATTTAATAGTTTACTGCGAGCATCGTTCCCTTTAGTTATAATTTTTACGTCTGATCTAGGCATTAGTTGGTCTCCTTCGTAAATTGTTTATAATATATCTTTTCATGTAATTGTCGTTTTTCAAT